CCGGGAAAAGGGCATCGATACGGTGATGCTCACCGGTGATGCAGAAGATGCTGCAAAGGCTGTGGCAGGCATTGTGGGTATCAAAGAAGTTCATGCAGGTCTGCTGCCACAGCAGAAGCTGGAGAAACTCCAGACCATTCGTAAGGAAAAGGGCGCTGCCATGTTCGTGGGCGACGGCATCAACGATGCACCGGTTCTGGCCGGTGCCGATGTAGGCGCTGCCATGGGCAGCGGTGCGGATGCAGCCATTGAGGCGGCAGATGTGGTGTTCATGACCTCTGATGTGGAGGCAATTCCCCAGGCATTGGAAATTGCGGCCCACACCAACAAAATCGCCTGGCAGAATGTGGTCTTCGCTCTGGCAGTGAAGCTCATTGTGATGGCTCTGGGTCTGTTTGGCCATGCTTCCATGTGGCTGGCGGTATTTGCGGACTCCGGTGTGGCTATGCTGTGCGTGCTGAACTCCATCCGGATGCTGTATAAGAAGTAATGATTAAAGCGGAAAGGTATTTTGCCTTTCCGCTTTTTGTTGGAAGTAAGACAAATTATTGTTTACCGTAGTGGTGCGGGAGCTGTCAAAAATTTTTGATTTTTGACTGAGAGATTGTTGCGGTAGGTAATGCCAATTCGCCGAAATCTATAGCGAATTCGTATTATTCTGCTGCACAATCCCTCCGTCACGGCTTGCGCCGTGCCACCTCCCTTTACACAAGGGAGGCTTTGGTGCGGCAGAAACTTGCGCCGCTAAACGATAATTTACAATTCTGCGGAAATCTGCTATACTGCTTGGCAGAAAGGTTGTGGTTCGATGCGAAGCGACTGCCATATGCATATGATCCTGGATGGCTATGAATGGAAATCCGCCATTGCCCGGCATGCAGAGAAAACCGACGATGCCTGGATCCGGCAGCAGATTGAAATTTACCATAAACAAGGCTATACCTATCTGCGGGACGGCGGTGACCGTTGGGGTGCCGGTGCAAAGGCCCGGGAAATTGCGAAGGAATACGGTATCACCTATCGGACACCTCTTGCCAATCTGTGCAAGGCGGGACACTACGGTGCCTTTATCGGTAAAAAATATGAAAATTTCCGGGAATACCGGGATCTGATTGTTCAGCAGCGGCAGGAAGGTGCGGATTTTGTGAAGATCATGATTTCCGGCCTCATGGATTTTGACCGGTTTGGGCATCTGACGGAAGAGGGACTGCCCGGAGAGGAAATCCGGGAACTGATTCACATTGCCCATGAGGAAGGCTTCTCCGTCATGGCCCACTGCAACGGTGCCCGGACGGCAGAGGCTGCCGCAGCGGCCGGACTGGATTCCCTGGAGCACGGTGCGTATCTGGACGCTGATGCTCTGCAGACCATGGCGGAAATGGGGACGGTGTGGGTGCCTACTCTTTCCACCATCGGCAATCTGCGTGGTAAGGGAAGATTCAACGAGGATGCCGTTCGGAGAATTCTGGACAGTGCTCTGAAAAATGTCCGGGAGTTTGCCGGTATGGGAGGTCTGGTGGCTCCCGGCAGCGATGCAGGAGCCTGGGCGGTGCCCCACGGCAGCATGACAGAGTTTGAACTGCTGGAAATGGCATTGAGAGAAGACACGGATGCGGTTCTGGAAGCGGGAACCCGGAAAATAAAAGAAAAATTCTGACCGGACAGGGAACGGCATTGGCTGTTCCCTGTTTTTTTATTGTTTTAAAATTATTTTTTGAAAAGTTGCACGTTTTCGTGCAACTTTTTTTGATTTGAGGGTACGGGTGAAAAGGAGGTTGCTATGGAACGCAAAAGCGTGGAAAGATCGCTGCAGAAACGGATCCGGGCCGGAGAGATCCGGCGGCAGGATGTGACCCGGCGGCTGGCAGAACTGGCCTTCGGCAGAGCCAATGACTGCGTGAAGCTGGCCCTGGAGGATGCACCCTGCCTGGACGAGCTGGATCTGAGTCTGCTTAGCGAAGTGAAACGGAATGAAAAGGGAACGGTGGAAATCAAACTCATTGACCGGCTCCGGGCACTGGAACAACTGGCACAGACTGCCGGGGAAAATCAGACAGAACTGAACAGCTTCCTGCAGGCGCTCCAGGGCGGTGAGGAAGGATGAGCTATCACAGCTTTTCTCCGAAGCAGCGTACGGTGCTGACCTGGTGGGTGCCGGGAAAGGAGACTGCCGGAATGGAGGCCGTCGTCTGCGATGGGGCGGTGCGTTCCGGTAAGACCCTGGCTATGGGCCTGGGCTTCTTTCTGTGGGCACAGAGCAGCTTTGACGGGAAGAAATTCGGTGTCTGCGGCAAGACCATTGCATCCCTGCGGCGCAATGTGCTGTCGGAGATTTTGCCGAAGCTGACGGAACTGGGGGCACAGTGGCAGGAAAAAAGATCTGAGAATCTGGTGACGGTGCGGTTTCTGGGGAACGAAAACCAATACTACATCTTCGGCGGACGGGATGAGAGCTCTGCATCGCTGATCCAGGGCATCACCTTTGCAGGAATTCTGCTGGACGAGGTGGCGCTGATGCCTCAGTCCTTTGTGGAGCAGGCCTGCGCCCGATGCTCTGTGGCGGGAAGCCGTCTTTGGTTCAACTGCAACCCCGCAGGCCCCAGCCACTGGTTTTACAAAACCTGGATCCTGGAAGCGGAAAAGCGGAGGTGTCTGCGGCTGCATTTTACCATGGAGGACAATCCGTCTCTGACAAAGCAGATACGGCAGCGGTATGAACGGCTGTACACCGGTGTGTTCTACCGGCGGTTTATCCTGGGACAGTGGGCACAGGCGGAGGGAAGAGTCTATGACTTTTTTGAGCCGGAAATGGCGGGGAAGGTACCGGAACGCTGCGACAAATGGTATGTTTCCTGCGATTACGGCACGGTGAATCCCACATCCATGGGGCTCTGGGGAAGGTCTGACGGTATCTGGTACCGGGTGAAGGAGTTTTACTTTGACTCCCGGAAACAGATGTGGCAGATGACCGACGAGGAATATGCGGCGGCTCTGGAAAAACTGGCGGGAGGCCGGACGATCACGGCGGTGATCGTGGATCCTTCCGCGGCAAGCTTCATCGAAGTGCTGAAGCGGAAGGGCTGGCGGGTGCAGAAGGCCAACAACGATGTGCTCAGCGGCATCCGGCTCACATCAGATCTGCTGAAACAGGGAAAAATCGTGATCTGCCAGGGCTGTGAGGACTGCCTTCGGGAAATGGAGGAATATGTGTGGGATTTAAGCAGCGGAAGTAAGGATAAGGTTCGCAAGGAACACGACCATGCCATGGACGATATGCGCTACTTTGTGTCCACAGTGCTGGGAGAAAAACAGTTTGGTTTCACAGCCTGTACGGTGGAACGGAAAACAAAATGAAGGAGGACTAGGTAATTTGAAACGGAAGAAGAAGGAAAGCGGCAGCGTTGCGGCGGTGTGCCAGCTGCGAAACGGCGACCTGCATCCCTTCGGTGCCATGCGGGGCTTCGTACCCCTGGGCGGCGGTGAGGAGCGGGTCTACCGGGAAATGCGGGAAGCCATTCCGGTGCTGGATGCGGCAGTGGTGAAAATGGTGCGGCTCTGCGGCGGTTTTGAAGTGAAATGCAGAACTCCGGAGGCCCAGCAGAAGCTGAATACCTTTCTGCAGATGATGCCCTGCGGCAGGGGACAGATGGGCATTGAAAGCTTTCTGAGTGGATATCTGGACAGCCTGCTGACCTATGGCCGGGCAGTGGGTGAACTGGTGGTGGCAGGGGGCAAACTCCGGGCGGTGTGCTGGGGAGATGTGACAAGCCTGGAAGTTCAGGAGGGGGACAATGCCCTGGAAACGGTGTTGTGGGGTATGGATGAGCATGGACTTATGCGGCCTCTGCCTTACCAGCATCTGCTGCTGTTCACTACCTGGCATCCGGAGCCTGCCCATCCTTACGGTGTCAGTTTGTTCCGGGGCATGCCCTTCCTGGCGGAAGTACTGCTGAAAATTTACAACACCATCGGCAGCAACTGGGAGCGTGCCGGCAATGTGCGCTACAGCGTCATCTGCAAAGGCGGGGAAGAACTGGACCCTGCCACTGCCCAGGAGCGGGGCAAAGCTGTGGCGGCGGAATGGGCCAGAGCCATGGAGGACAGCAAAAACGGTACCGTCCGGGATTTTGTGGCAGTGGGGGATGTGGAGATCAGGGTCATCGGCGGGGAAGCGCCCATTTTGGATTCCGAGGTTCCTGTGCGGCAGATTCTGGAGCAGCTGGTGGCAAAAACCGGTCTGCCGCCTTTCCTGCTGGGACTCAGCTGGAGCACCACGGAGCGGATGAGCACCCAGCAGGCGGATCTGCTGACTTCTGAGCTCTGGGCCCTGCGCCGGGCGGTGGAGCCTGCCATGCGGAAAATCTGTCAGACTTTCCTGGCGCTGGAGGGTCTGGATAACCGGGTAGAGATTCTTTGGGGTGACATTTCCCTGCAGGACATCACCCAGGAGGCACAGGCGCAGCTGTACCGTGCCCAGGCAGAAAAGTACCGCAGCGATGCGGAAAGTGTGTAAGGAGGAAGAAACATGCAAATCAGAAAAGCGGCAGAAGCAGTAAACAGCGGTGCGCCCACCGCAGTGCAGCTGGAAGCCATCAATGCCCAGGCAAAGGCCCAGCTCAGTGCGGAGCAGGTGTATGTATTCTCTCTGCGGCTGTGTGATGACCAGGTAGACCGGGATCATGAACGGTTCGACACCGGTGCACTGGGGGCCCTGGCAAAGCTGTTCATCGGAAAAACCGGTGTGGTGGATCACAAGTGGAGTGCGGACAAGCAGATTGCCCGGATTTTTGAGACCCAGGTGGTGAAGGAAGCGGGAATCAGCTATATCAAGGCCTGGGCCTACATTCGCCGGGGCGGCAGCAATGACGAAATCATTGCGGACATTGAAGCCGGTATCAAGAAGGAAGTCTCCGTGGGCTGCGCCATGGGAATGGCGGTTTGCTCCGTCTGCGGCAGTGAGTACGGCACCTGCGGTCATATGAAGGGTGAAGTCTACGATGGTCAGGTTTGCTGTGCCATTTTGAAGGAGCCCATGGATGCCTATGAGTTTTCGTTTGTGGCGGTACCTGCCCAGAGAGATGCCGGTGTGCTGAAAGCCATGGGCGGCGGCAAGCCTTGTCTGAAGGAACTGGCGGAGGAATTCGGTGCCCAGGCAGAATACCGGGCTCTTTACAAGCAGGCACAGCTGGGCATGCGGTATGAAAAGGAGCTGCAGGACAGTGTTGTACGTCTGGGGCTTTCTCTGGAGCTGGGTGTTCCCGAGCCTGTGCTGCGGAGTGTGGCAAAAACTGCCGGGGCAGAGGATCTGCTGGCTCTGAAGGCAGCCTGGGAAGAGAAGCTCAATGAAATGCTGCCGGTCACCACCCAGCTTTTGGGCAATACCGGCAAAGGCGAAATCGTGGAAAGCGGATTTCTGATCTGATGAAAATCCGATACCAAATTTTAAACTTTTAGGAGGAAAATGAAAATGGGTTACGACAATCTGAAACTGGAAAAGGGTATGTATCGCCAGGAAGGCATGAGCTTTACCCAGGTACTGGAGTCTCTGGATCCCAGTGAGAATTACCGTGGCACTGCACTGGAGGGCACCGATGCCTTTCAGCGGCAGCTGAAGCGCTTCGGCATCCGGGCCAAGGGGGCCGGTTCTTCTCCTGTGGAGAAGTTCTTCCGCACCATGGATTCTGCGGTGCTGTTCCCTGAGTACATCGCAAGAACTGTTCGCCAGGGCATGGAGGAAAATGACATCCTGCCCAACATCACTGCCACCACCACCGTCATTGATGCCATGGACTACCGCTCCATTTACTCTGTTCCCACCGATGAGGACAAGGAACTGCAGGATGTGGAGGAAGGCGCAGCCATCCCCGAGACTGAGGTGAAGACCAAGGAGCATCTGGTGCGCCTTACCAAGCGTGGCAGAATGCTGGTTGCTTCCTACGAAGCCCTGCGCTTCCAGAAGCTGGATCTGTTTGGTGTCATGCTGCGCCAGATCGGTGCCCACATCCAGAAGCAGCAGCTGGCCGATGCGGTGAAGGTTCTGATGCAGGGTGACGGCAATGACAATGCGGCTGCCGTGTTCACCATCGGTACTTCTCCCATTTCCGGCACCAAGGGCACTCTGGGCTACGATCAGCTGGTGGAATTCTGGGGCCAGTTTGATCCCTATACCATGAACACCCTGCTGTGCTCCACCAATACCATGACCAAGATGCTGAAGATTCCCGAACTGCAGAATCCTCTCACCGGTCTGAACTTCCAGGGTACCGGCAAACTGACCACTCCTCTGGGCGCGCAGCTGCACCGTACTTCTGCTGTTGCCGACGGTGTCATCATCGGCCTGGATAACCGCTATGCTCTGGAGCAGGTCCGTGCCGGCGATGTGCTGGTGGAATATGACAAGCTCATCGACCGCCAGCTGGAGCGTGCCGCCATTACCTCCATTGCCGGTTTCGGCAAAATCTGCGACGGCGCAGCCTGTGTTCTGAATGTATGATCTTAAGCGAACAGGTTTATGCCCAGGCCCTGCTGCTGGCAGGTGCGCTGGAGGAAAAGCAGGCCCTGCTGCTGGAGGTGCTGTGCAGAGCAGCTGCCTCCTCTCTGACTTCCCGTCTGCGGGATGGCATCACACCGGAGGACTGCAAGGCAGATTTTATTGCGGCAGCCAGTCTGTATGCCCTGGCGGCATTGGGGGATGCGGATGAACAGATCAGCGTTGAGGAGTTCCGCGCCGGAGATCTGACAGTGAGGCAGGGGGGCGGCCACCGGGATGCGGCATCCCGGTGCCTGCAGCGGCAGGCGGATATGATGATCCTGCCTTATCTGAAGGATCGTTTTTCTTTCCTGGGGGTGTGATATGCGGTCGGCAGTGGAGAAGATCATGTCCCGGCACGGCACAGATCTGACCATTGTCAGCGGTTCGGAAAGCAGGACCGTCCGGGGATTCTTCCGGGCGGTCAATTCCAAAAGCTGGCAGAGTATGGAAAGTGAAGCCACCCTGCTGGGTGAAATCAGCCGTGGTCAGTATGTCTATCTGGGCCCTGCTGACGGAGCTGTACGGGAAGGCGATGCGCTGATCCTGGGAGGCAGCAGCTATCTGTTCCGGCGGACGGAACTATATTATTACGGCAACCAGGCAGTCTACCA